TCAAGTACAGCATTTGGGACAACCTCATTGAAAACGGAGGTTACCTCTCAAGGCGAGCCGTCGAAGAATTTCTGTCCGACCTCCGCGAAGACGAGATGGAAGCCCGTCTCCACGGCAACTTCATCCAGTTGGCCGGGCGCGTCTACAAGGAGTGGGAGCCCCGCGAGCCGTTCTGGATTGATCCGTTCGACATCCCGCCCAGTTGGCCACGCGTCGTCATCATCGACCCGCATCCCCGCAAGCCCATCGCGGTTCTGTGGCTGGCGGTGTCGCCGGACGACCAAGTATACTGCTACCGGGAACTATACGACAACAACCTCAAGACCGTGGCCGAAGTCGCAGAGAAGATGCGGCAGCTTGAGAATCATCCCCAGTACGGGCCCGAGCCGGTCGTGCATCGAATCATCGACACGTCCTCGCAGGAGCCCGACCGGGTCGCTGGCGAGTCCATACGCTGGGCGTTCTGGCAGGCGGGCATCCGCTGCGCGCTGGCCAACAAGCGCAACGCTCAGGCGGGCTACGACGCCATTCACACGGCCCTCAAGAAGGGACCGTACGAGTGGGACGAGCCCGCCCTTCTCGTGTTCAAGACCTGTCCGACGGTCAAGAGCAACTTCATGAACTTCGCCTTCGACGACTGGCAGACCAGCGGCCAGCGCGACATCATGGGCGAGAAGGATGCAATCCGGAAGACGAACGACGACTTCATCGACTGCATCCGCTACTACTACCAAGCCCGCCTGTCCTATTGGGGCCTCAAGGGTATGATGCGCCGGAACGAGGAGCGCGCATACGAGGAGGAGGCCGAGGACATGAGCAGGAAGTTCACGATCAACACGCCCGGTATCAATACCGGCTACGCGAGAGGACGCCGCAATGGCTGATGCCTTGACCCGAACGATGCGAGCCCGCGTGCGCCTCATCCGCAACGGGGTCGACTACTTCGACCAGACCTTCTACGATCCTGCCGTCAGCTACGACGAGTCTACCCACCAGCGGCTCGTCCTCAGCACCGACATGGCTACCCCAGCCGAAGTGGATATGTCCGGCGTTTCTACCGGCAAGAGCCTGTTCCTCCAGACGGACCGGGACATCCTCGTCGCACTGGACACCACGGCCAAGACGTGGGCCGTGGGCGAGAATGGCGCTCTGATGCTGGTCGGTAGCTTCACGCACCTGTACCTCCAGAACAAGTCCACCACCAATCAGGCGACCGTCGAACTGGTCGTCACCGACACCTAGGAGGCCACATGCCCTATCTCAATGACGACTTCAAGGCGTCGCGTGGCAAGTGGCTTCTGAGTGAAATCAGACAGGCCGTCCGCGACCGCAAGCCGCTTGACGATAAGCTGGCGCTGGTCCGGTCCCTGTACTGGATGGACAAGGATCCCGGCGCTGTGCCGTGGGAAGGCGCGAGCGACATCCACCTACCCGTGGTCTACGAGAAGATCGAGACGTCGGTGCCGAAGGTGGTCAACGCCTTTTGGGGCACCGAGCCCATCGTCCACGTGAAGCGCGTGCCCGCCGAGTTCATGCCCGAGGAGACGGACTCGGCCGAGCGGCTGATCAACTGGGGCTTGTCCGAGGACATCTACCCCAACTTCTACGAGACGTCCGAGTCGTGGTTCCGCAACGCGCTCCGCGACGGGATGTCCACCGTCAAGACCTACTGGATTCGCCAGTGGGAGAAGACGGTCGAGGTCCACAAGATCAAGGGGATGTACGACAAGGGCCAGCTTTCCATCGACGGCATCGAAGTGATGGAGGAGCGGCCCAAGGACGCAGTCGAGATCCTCTACGAAATCTTCGGCCTGCCCAGCACCAAGCACGGGCTACTCGGATGGGGCGAGCAGGAGCGGGTAATGCCCGTCGGCGACGACGCCATCTTCCCTGAGCTTGAGGGCCGGGCCTTTGAGGTCGACTTCATCGAGGAGCGCCGCCGCCACTCGGCGACGGTGGTCTTCAAGCCGAGCGAGTACGTCGACGAGGTCAACGTGTTCGTGTACCGGCGCATCCTCAAGCACGACCGGCCCTGCGTGGAGGTCGTGGAGCATGAGGATCTGATCGTCCCCTACAGGACGCAGAACCTGCAAGACGCCGACTGGGTTGCCCAGCAGTACTGGCTGACTCCCCGCGAGGTCGAGGCCCGCGTGAAGGACGGCACCTTCGACATCGACGACGAGCAGTTGAAGAAGCTACTCGCCAGCGCGAGCGGAGAGCGCCAGCAGGAACTGGAAGACAACGACGAACTGAAAGAGCAGAAGGACCGGGTGGTCGGAGAGCAGACCAACGAGTCCCAGCACGGCACCGCCAGCGACGACGACGGCGAGCCGGATCAGTTCACCAACAACAACAAGCTCCTGTTCTTCGAAGTCTACATGCTGGACGACGTGGACGAGGACGGCGACCCCATCGAGGTCGTCTACCACCTGAGCTACGATCTGTCGTGTGTCGTCGCGTGCGAGTACCTCTCTGAGTTGTTCCCGCACAACCGGCGACCGTTCGCCACGATCAAGTACAAGGTCATCTCCGACCGTTGGTATGCGCAGGGCATGGGCGAAGTGCTTGTGCCGATTCAGCTAGAAGTTAACACAATCGTTAACTATATCAACAACAATCAGGAGTTGATCAACAACCCGTTCTTCTTCTACGTGCCTGCCGCCACGATGGCCGATCCCGGCATCATGAAGGGCATCTCGCCGGGCGACGGCGTGCCCATCGGAGACATCAATGGCGTCATGTTCCCGAAGTTCCATCAGGAGCCGCTGGCCAACCTCAGCGCGATGGACACGCTTCTGCTGTTCGCGGACCGCATCACCATCTCACCGATGGCGGCTGGTTCGTCTCAGGTGCGAAATGCGCCTCGGACTGCTCGGGGCACCCTCTCGCTGCTCGCTGAGGGAAATGTCCAGTTGGACAACATCATCACGCGTTGGCAGCGCACTGGCTGGGAGGAACTCCTCCACCAGTTGATGGGCCTGTATCAGGACTACCTGCCCGAGGAGAAGTACATCTACGTCACGGGTGCTGACGGTGAGATCGCCAAGAAGCGCGTCCTGCTGTCCGAGATCCGTGGCCGGTTCCTGTTCACGTTCACCGGCAATACTGTCAACACTAATAGAGAAGTGTTGCGCTCGATTGCGCAGGTGCGCTACAACACGATCATGACGCATCCCGACTACTCGCAGGATCCCGTCGTGCGCCGCGAGGCGCTCAAGGACTTCCTGCGTCACTTCTCGGAAGGCGTCGACATCTCGCGTCTCGTTCCCGCGATGCCGGGGCAGGGAGCCTACTCGCACCCGCCCATGTCGCAGGACTCCGAGAACATGTCCATGATGCACGGACTGCCCGTGGACGCCCTGCCGACTGACGATCACGCCTCCCACTTGCAGGTGCTGGAGCGTTTCACCAGTTCGCAGGCTTTCGAAACCCTGTCTCAGGATCGCGTGATCCTGTTCGCCATGCACCAGAAGCAGCACATGGAAATGATGCAGCAGCAGCAGCGCATGGGCCAGCAGCAGGTCGCGCCGGGGATGGGCAACAACGTGCCTACCGGCATGACGCAGAACGCCGGTGGCACGGACATGAACGCACTTGAGGGAGGGGTTCAGTAATGGCGAGTGAGATGTACCGGGAGGCCATCCGTGGCCAGACCGGCAAGGAGATCCGAGACGCGTGTCTCGGGCTGATCGAGAAGCTGGACAAGAAGGCTCTCTCGGTCGTACGCAACGGCACGGACCCGTACGGGGAAGCCCGCTACACGGTTGGCGTGTCGGACGGAGTGCGCCTAGCACTCAACACCATAATGGAAGCTGCTCGTACCGAGTAGTTCCCAGCACCTCCTTTTACCGCCCCTAAGCGTTATTAGGATAGGAGGCTACCCATGTCCCGTTTGGACGATGTTGTGAGGAGCGTAGAAGCCGATCCCTCCACGGCCAGTGATGATGTTCTGGAATCTGCCGAGGATCTCGATGTCGAAGCCACAGCCGCAGGTGACGCGGACGATAGCGACGACGAGTCCGGTGAGAAGAAAGAGCGGAGCGCTGAAAACGTACGAGGCGAATTGCTTCGTAAGATGCAGAAGTCAAATCAGGAACTGATGGCCGAGTTGCGGAGTCTGCGCGAGCAGATCAACACCGCACCTGCTCCGGCCCCTGTGCAGACTCAGAACCAGCAGCCCACCACGCTCGACGAAATGACCGTTGAGCAACTGGAACAGATGGCCCCGAACGTGCCCGACGAACAGAAGGCCGCGTTCAACGCCTACCTGTTTGAGCGGAAGGTCGACGCGAAGGTCGACGCCAAGCTCAACAAGTTCCAGTCCACCACGCAGAAGCAGCAGCTTGAGGAGAAATTCAACAAGCAGGCTTTTGAGCGGTGGCCCGATCTTCGGAACAAGTCGTCCGAGTTCTACGGCATTGCCGACAAGATCCTCAGTGAAATGGGCCCCACCGCCGACTCCAACCCGAGAGCCGTGCTGGAAGCCGCCAACGAGGCGGGACTCCAGCTTGGCCTGTCGCCTGCCAGCGGCCTCCGGCGTTCGCGCCGCGAGCCCGGCAACGTGGCACCGGGTCGTTCGACGAAGGGAACCAACGCTCCGGATCCGGGTCAGACCGAGGAGGACGCTCGCATTGCGAAGCGCCTGTCCAACGCCATGCCCGGCCGGAAATTCACCGATGCGCAGTTGAAGCGTATCGCCAAGAGGACCAAGATGTACAAGGACGACATCGCAACGAGAGTGAGGGGCTAGCATGGCTGAACACGTGCAGACCAAGGCCGATTTGGCTAAGGAGAACGAAGAACTGCGGGAGGAGAACGAAGCCCTCGCCAATACGCAAGCTCTCATGGAGCAGCGCGTGGCGAAGATGGAGGCTCTCATCCAGCAGCAGATCGAGGCTGACGAGTACGCGGGCCCTGCGCCCATCGTCTACCACGATCCGTTCGACGCGGAACAAAATCCGCACCACATCAAGAAGCACCCCGACGGGTTGATCCTGTCGTGGAAGAACCCGAACATCCGCAACGGCACGCGAGGATGGCGCGGCTGGGTGCCGGTCACGTATGACAGCGAGATCGGCGAGAAGCTCACCGACTACATCCCCGACCCGCCCGCGAAGATGGAAGGTTCGGCTGACCAAGACAACTACGTCCGGCGAGGTACGGATAGCATCCTGTGCTACATTCCCGAGGAGATGTTCTTCGCGCGCCAGCAGAAGCGAGAGGCGAAAGCCTTGCGCAAGCAGATGGCCGCGCAGAACGGACGCAACCGCGTCCTCGGACCCGGAGTCGAAACCTTCGGCGACGGAGTACAGATTGAGAAAAGTCCTCCCGGTGGATTCAAGGCTGGCGGTAGAAGCCAGTCACCACTAGTAACCGAACACCCCGCTCACAGAACGGAGTTGTTCGGACAAGAGGAGTAACAATCAATGGCTAACATTGACTGGCCGAGCGGACTGCGCCCGGTTTCCAACGGCAAGGGAGGGACGGCCCCGCAGATGCGGCCCTATCCCAAGCTCGCCGGTATCATCTATGAGGGTGATATTCTCTATTCGGGCGACGGTGGCCTCGCTGTGTACAACGGCACCACCGACGCCAACGCTGACCAGCTTGTCGGTGTCGCTGCTCACTACGTGGGCACCGCTGCTGACACTGGCGACGCCGTCTACGTGTACGACGATCCCGATCAGGAGTACGTCTGCCAGTGCGACGATGACTCCATCACCGTCGTGGCAGACCTGAATCAGGCTTTGCTGCGCCATGTTGGAATCGTGTACGCCACTGGCAACACCACTACGCTCCAGAGCAAGGTGGAACTCGATGGCAGCAGCATCGCCAACACGTGGACTCTGGACCTCCCGCTGCTCATCGTGCGCAAGTGGGAAGGCGAGGACAACGAGTTCGGTGCCAACTACAAGCTGGTTGTCAAGATCGACAACAAGAACCACATCGTGACGAATGATTCGATCACGCGCCTCTAATCCTGAAAGGAGAGTGAATCATGGCTAGTGCCGGTAACATCATGCAGCGTCAGCGCTATACTGACCTGTTTGCCAGCAGGCTCGCCTACATCGACGAGATTTTCTTCGAAAACTTCGACGCGCCGAGCCTCACCTACCCGCAGGTCTTCAACGTCCGCTCGTCCTCTCGGGCGTATGAGGAGACTACTGGTCTGACCGGATTCGGACAGTTCAGCCAGAAGGCTGAGGGTTCGAAGGTCGACTACGACACCGTCCTTCAGGCGTACGACAAGCGGTTTACCCACCTGACGTTCGCCAAGGGCTACCAGATTACGATGGAAGCGATGGACGATGACCTCGACGGGGCCATCACCAACGCCGCTCCTGCTCTCGCTCGGGCCGCTCGCGTGTCCATCGAGACGTACATCTGGAACCTGTTCAACCTCGGTTTCTCCACCGAGCAGACGCCCGACGGCGTTGCCCTGTTCTCGGCCTCCCACCCTCTGGTGGCTGGCGGGACTTACAGCAACCTCGTCTCCGGCGACCTCTCGCAGGCGAACATCGAGACTGCCATCAACCTGTTCGACGGCATGGTCGACGACCGTGGACTGCCCATCGAGGCCAGCCCCACGCAGTTGATCATCCCCGTGGAACTGCGCTGGATCGCTTACGAGATCCTCAAGTCGCAGCTTCGCTCGGACACTGCCAACAACACGGTGAACGCGCTCAACCAGTTGAGCCTCGGCGTGGTCATGTCCAAGTACCTGACCGGCGACGACGACTGGTTCATCTCCAGTGACCCCAGCCAGCATCGCGCTCTGGTGTACTGGCGGCAGGAGCCTGTCACCGATCACACGATGGATTTCGACACCGGCAACATGAAGTCGAAGATGTCGTACCGTCTCAGCCGTGGTGCTGCCGACTGGCGTAACATCGTCGGTGGGCAGGGTGCCTAGAAAGGTAGGCACTCATGGCCAAGGACAGTGTGCGTCCCCTCGTGACGCGGTTCAAGCAGCGAGATAAGACCGACGGCCCCGTCAGCGGAGCCATTCAGGTCTTGCACGTGCCGGTGGCTATCGCAGCCACCGCCGGTACGCTGACTCAGCAGGTCGATCTCCCCGCCGGAATGGCGTTTGAGATCACCGACGCGGAGTTCAGCGCTCGCACCGTGACCGGAACCATCGGCCTCACCATCGGCGACACCGCCGCTGGCACGGAGGTCGTTGCTTCGGTGACTGCTACTACCAACTTCGGGGCACTCACCATCAAAGACGGGACCATCGACGCCGGTGGACTCGTCAGCATCGTGTACGCGGCTACGGCTGGCGGCGTGGTGGATGGTGGGCTGACTCTGGTTGGCTACGTAACCACGCCTCCCACTTCGGTGGATCCGTAGGCGTGACTCTCGGGGCTGGTCCATTCCGGGCCAGCCCCAACCTATCCTCGGGAGGGATGCAATGACCCAGCAGAAAGTCCAGAACGACATCGTCCTTGACGGCCACGCCGACATCGCGGTGGCCCGCCGTACCGCCATCAAGCTGGCTGACAAGCCGCGCGTCGTGGTGTGTATGCCCGTCGGCGGTAAGCCTGTCGTGGACGTATTCGAAGACCTTGACGGAAACAAGGTCGCCAACGAGCGCGGATTCCGCGCACAGGGACTCGTCCCGATCCAGTTCCTTCTGTCTCACATGAACTGGACACCGCCGCTCAACGTGAGCTTGGCCTACATGGTGAAGATGAACATGCTCTCCAGTCACGCCCGACAGGTGATGACGATGGAGGCGATCCGCGCTGGCGCGGAGTACATCTTCTACGTGGATGACGACACCCTCATTCCTCCGCTGGGACTGTACACCCTCTACAACTTCATGGAGCAGAACCCGCACGCGGGCGCTGTCTCCGGCGTGTACACCACCCGGCAGAATCCGAACGAGCCCCTGATCTACAAGGAACACGGCGCTGGCTGCGCTTGGGACTTCGAAATGGGCCCCGGAGCCAAGCCCGAAGTCATCTTCGGTGCGGGCGCTGGGTGCCTGCTAGCTCGCGTCAGCGCCATAAAGGCCGTCATGGAAGCCAACCCCGGCGTCCCCGTGTGGGCCGACGAAAAGGACTTGCCCGGACAGGACAAGCGCGGCGTGATGTGGGGCCACGACATCCGCTTCTGCCGCCTGCTGAACCTGCACGGCTTCCCCGTCTACGTGGACGGCAAGGTGCTGTGCGGTCACTATGACATCAAGACCGGCCAGACCTTCGAAGTGCCGCCGACGGCTCCGGGCTTCCAGAAGACCCGCGACCGGCTCGGCAACATCAACTCGTCCCAGTATTGGGATCAGGTCTACACGCACGAGGGCGCGGACTCGTGGCGCAAGTACCCCGAGATGTTCAACTACATCACCGGGACCGTTCCCTTCGGCAGCGAAGTGGTCGAACTCGGCTGCGGCGTCGGCATCCTCGGCAGCAAGCTGACCGCCGAGCGGCGCGTTGGCTGGAAGGGCTACGACATCTCCCAGCAGGCGGTGGACGCCTGCGCTGCGCGGTTCCTCAATGCCGAAGTGCTGGACCTGAGCGATCTGGAGCCTTCCCACGTGGAGGGCGCTGACATCGTGGTGATGTCGGAGACGCTGGAGCATCTGGAGCGAGGCGCGGCGGTGAAGCTGCTGCGGACCGTGAAGGACAGCGGCGTGGCCGAGATGATAATCACCACGCCCGACAACTGCATGGGCCCGGACGAAGTTCCCGAACACACGGCCCTGTTCAACGAGGAGTATCTGCTCGGCCTGCTGAATGCGGCGGGCTGCTCAGGAGACATCATGGTAGACAAGGCCGACGACCGGCACCTGATCTGCCACGTCCAGTTCCTCACGAAGGAGTAACCAATGGCCACTTACTGGCTAGGCGCAGGCGGTAACGACGGAAATGACGGAACCTCGTATGCCAACCGCAAGGCTACGTGGGCGGCAGCGCTTGCCCTGATCACCAGTAAGGGCGATGTGCTTAACGTCGTCGGCACCGTCGAGATGGACAACACGCCCTACACGATGGACGGCGACGTGCTGACTAGCCTGCCGGGGACTAGCTTCCTCGACCCAGCGTTCACGATTCGCGGCACCGACTCGGATGGCCAGCCCGCGCAGGCTACGGCGCTGGCCACCGCTGCTAACTACAAGATCGCGCAGATCCAAGACGGCATCTTCTAC